TGAAGGTTCTTGCTTGCGAAATGCCTGTTGCCAAAGCGGTTCAGTTGGTCTTGCAGATGGCGCTTGAGTTTCTTGTGTGGCTCGGCTTTGCGTTTCTGCCATGTTTCTTTCATCACTCGGCTTCGGGTTTTGGGTATCCCCTCCCGTAGTTTGGCTAGTTTCATCTCACCCATCAGTTGGGGCATATCGCCGTTGGTCATGCGTGTTCTGATTTCTTTGGCGGTCAGCGGAGTGCGACTACGCTTCTTTTCTCGGCAGGTTTTGCAATGCTTTGAGATGGTTGTGAAGCGGGTTGTGGCGTTGGGTTGCTTGAGTAGCGCTCTCGTTTGTGCGAGGTTTAGTCTGCGTTTGAACTCGGCGCTGGGTTTGGTTTCGTTGCACTTGGTACAGGTCTTAGTCTTCATGATGATCGTAGATCTCCTTCGGTTGTGCAGAAGTCCTGCACAAAACGGGCAGGTTTTTGCCAAAATGTCCACCATTTATAGTATACCTGCCCGACAAGTGGACACCCGCAGAGGCATATAGTACACGCCTTGAAACAGAGAGTAGCCCATATATATACCAAAAATAGAGAATTATTAAAGTAAACAAATAAAGTAAAACTCCAAGGTACAGACAAAATAAAACACCTATATATATAAATGTCTTTGTCTTTATATGTATATATATAGGACACCTTTCTGCCCGTGCCATACTGCGCTTGGGTTTGCGGGTGTCCACTTGGTGTCCACTAGGTATTAAAAGGTAGACTATTGGCAAAATGGGGTTTTTAAGTGACTCTCCACAACACGTTGCAGAGAGTCTATGTTTGCTCACACATCACCCCACTTACAACGAGCCAAAGCGACTGTTGTAGTGACCATCCAACCATTGGCATAGAAGTCCCCTGCCGTAAATGCGCCGAGTTTCTTGCGTGCCTTCTGCGCCGTCTTCTCATGGTCGTGGATTTTCATTGCGCCTTTGGCGTCCCGTTGGAATGAGCAGATGAGTCCGTCTTCTTTGTAGACTACGACATAGCCTGTTGCGAGGTTCTTGATTTTCATGGTGTTACTCCTTGTGTTGTTTATAAATGGTAAGACTGAAGTGCTTAAACGCTGACTGCATGGTTACTTCTACCTCTACTTCTTTGGGTTTTGTGCAGGGTTTCTGCACAACGTGTTGCTTAGCCTGAGCCTTGAGTAAGGCGCATTGTTGTTTGGTTAGCATGATTAGATCTCCTTATTTGTTGAAGATAGCGCCTGCTAGGTAGCAAGCGAGTTTAGCCATGAGTGGCGTGATTACATCAGGGTTTGAGTCATCATCGTGCAGGGCAAAGACGATGTACGCCATTTCTTCGTCTGTCAGCGGAACGAGTGCGGTGGGGCTTGGTTCTACTACAACAGGTTTGGAAAGACGGGGTTTGGATACTTTCTTCATGGTGATACTCCTTCATTGGTTAGATTTGACAACAAACAGAACAGCAGAGAAGCCTCGCTTCCTCGGCAATCTCCACAAGTTCTGTCCAATACGTTGTGCAGGACTTCTGCACAATTACTTCTTGCGTGTAACACGATTGAAGAACCGATCTTGCTCAGCCTTGGTCAATGACTCAACCAACTCGAGGGCTTGCTCAACCTTATCAACCTTCTTGCGTGTTGTGCTACTCGTTGCTGAAACCTTCTTGACCTTGTTCGGGAAGTAATACTGCAACATGGTGCGAGCCTGATTCTCCTCGGCTGAACCATGGGCATCAAAGCCTAGGTAGCCCTTGTAAGCACCCTTCTCCAATCGGATAGGCTTGACCTTCTTGTACTTGCCAATGAGTACCACAACAGGATCTCGCATGGCAATCTGTTGCTCAGCCTTGGCACTATCAAAGATAGGCTTGACCTTGCTCATTGCCTTGCGTAACTCGTCACCCGAATCGAGGTGGGCTTGCAACTTGGTGCAGAAGTTCTGCACAACGGCTTGGTGTGATGCGTTCATATGTAACTCCAAAAGAAAAAGCCCCAATGCTGTGGGGCTGTCAGACCGATCGGCTACCCAATCGATACAATCATTATACCACAACGTGTTGTGGAGAACTACGATTGGCTAGTCTTTGACCCCACCCGATACCCACCAACCTGTTTTGCGTGTGCGGTGGCTTGGCTACGGCAACACTGTTCGTTAGCCACAAAATTAAAAAATGTCAAAACTTGTCCAAAAAACAAGACGACAAAAATTTTATAAAAAAAAATAAGGGGGGTGTGTCAAAGATTTGACAGATGGTAGGTGGGGGTAGTAGCACCAAAGTATGCGAAGCTAAAAAGCTACCACCCCCGAGTCCACGTGAAGGACACGCCTAGTATACGCATAAAAAAACCCCCACGTATAAGGTGGGGGTTAAGCGGGGATGTACTAAATCCACGACAAGGAACCGTGGCCCAAACGAAGGAGTAAAAACCACGGTAAGGAAAGTATACACAAAAATTAAAAAACCGAGTACACTACGTGTACTCGTGAGCACCACACGCAACCAAAGGGGAAATTTTGTTTTTAGAGCATTTAGTTTCCGCATCCGCAGCAGACTTTGTTCCTGACATTCTGTCAGACAGTGCCCCTTTTACCCCTGTAGAAACCCTTACTTCAGCGCAAACACTCAGCGCCCAGCACAAAACCAGCCAGTGGTTAAAAGACTTTGAAGACGAAGACGACGAGATTCTGTCCGAAGCCCAGCAAGAGAAAATAACCGACGCATTCAACGCGTTGACAACGCAAGACCCCAGGGCAAAAGAACGCTTATTGCAGCTAGACCTCCCAGAAGAAATAAAAAGTGCCGTTGGTATGGTGACGGCCTACCAGTGGAAGTTTGTTGAGCAGGCGGAAAGTTTAAGGTCAATGAGTGTGGCAAAGATAGTAAAGGAAACCGACCACCCCGACGCCCGGATCCGCCTTAAAGCCTTGGAATTGCTAGGAAAAGTGACGGAAGTAGCCCTCTTCACCGACAGAGTCCAAATAAAAAACGAAGATGTGACGGACGAAGAGCTGGATGCGCGGATTAAAGAGAAGCTCGGCAAGTACATGGGGGTAGTAGACATCGTAGATGTAGACGAACTGCCTGAGAAAAGCGAATGAATTTAGATTTCTTCACCCCGCAAGAGGCTATGGCAGCGCAAATGGCGCTCAAAGACATGAATACGCTCGAGAAACAGGCATTTTTGGCGGATTTAGAGAAAAAAGAACACCGGCATGGGCTAAAAACAGCCCAAACGAACCCCATTGAGTTTGCCAAACGGGTATACCCCGGGTTTAAGGTTGGGCCACACCACAAGAAGCTGGCTAAGATATTCCAAGATGTGATTGACGGCAAGAAAAAGCGCGTCATAATCAACATAGCGCCACGTATGGGTAAGTCGGAGTTCTCATCTTACTTGTTCCCTGCCTATTTTTTAGGCAATTTTCCTGAAAAGAAAATTATTATGGGAACGCACACGGCGTCTCTTTCCGAAGACTTTGGCAGGCGTGTAAGGAACTTAATTGAGTCAGAAGAATACCGAGAAGTGTTCCCAAACACCGTCGTTGCCGACGACCAGAAAGCGGCTGGGAAATGGAGTACTGGTGCTGGTGGTCAGTATTACGCAGCTGGTGTTGGCGGGGCTTTGGCTGGTCGCGGTGCAGATCTTTTCGTAATTGACGACCCCCACTCCGAGCAGGACATGAAGGCCAACAGCCGTCTGGGCTTTGATAATGCGTGGTCTTGGTTCCAAACGGGTCCCTTACAGCGCTTGATGCCGGGCGGGGCGATCATAGTTATCATGACGAGGTGGAGTTTGCTGGACTTGACCGGGCGCCTGATTGACTACCAGATCAAGAACCCAGATACCGTCCCTTGGGAAATTGTGGAACTGCCAGCCATTTTGGACGCCGGAACGGATCACGAGAAAAGCCTGTGGCCTGCCCAGTGGAGCCTAGAAGCGTTAAATAACACAAGACAGTCCATCGACCCACGGTACTGGAACGCCCAGTACATGCAGAACCCGACCAGCGACATGAGCGCACTGGTGTCAAGAAAAGACTGGAAAATATGGGAAGCAGATGACCCACCCTCATGCGAGTACATCATTCAGTCATGGGACACGGCGTTTGAAACTAAGAACAACTCGGACTACTCTGCGTGCACAACGTGGGGGGTTTTTTACAATAATGAAGACCGCGGCAGCCCCAACGTGATACTGCTCGATGCTTTCAAAGACCGCATGACATTCCCGGAACTCAAGGAAATTGCGCTAAAACACTACAAAGAATGGACGCCTGACGCGTTCATTGTGGAGAAAAAGGCGGCGGGAGCGCCGTTGATACAGGAGTTAAGGCTTATAGGAATTCCGGTGCAGGAATTTAGTCCAAGTCGGGGGAATGACAAGATGGTGCGACTAAATGCGGTGGCTGACTTATTCAGTTCAGGCAAAGTGTGGGCGCCAGATACCCGCTGGGCACGCGAAGTGATTGAAGAAATAGCGTCCTTTCCAGTTGGCGAACACGATGACTTCGTGGATACTACGACTCAGGCACTGCTGCGCTATCGGCAGGGGGGCTTTATCAGTCTTGAGACGGATGAGAAAGACGAGTTAACTTACAAATACCGCAGACGTGCGGCGTACTACTAGGGAAACAAATGGCTACTCAAAAATACATGGGCAAAGGGGTTTTGTTAGAACGTTTGGCAGAACAGATGCGCACACAGAAAAGTCCGCCTAAAGACCCAGAAGCAACCGCTCGCGCAGTGTTGATGGCTCGCGGTATGATAGATAGCAAAGGTAGTTACACCAAAAAAGGTGAAGAAAGAAACAGCATGACGGCAGAAGAGCGGGCAAAAGATCGCGCTTCAAAACGTACTGGCAAACCAGTAAGCGCTTTCGGCTACAACCCAAAAACAAACATGGCTTTAAGGAAAAAATCATGAGTATTGAAAAATCGCTGTACCAAGCACCCGCAGGTCTAGCCGACTTAGCCAATCAAGAGCCCGACATTGAGGTGGAAATTGACGACCCAGAAGCGCTACGGATTAGTGTTGAAGGCGAAGAAATTCTAGAGTTTGAGAAAGGCGACGGCATTGCTGGCGACTTTAATGAGAACTTGGCGGAAGTGCTCTCGTCTAGCCTGTTGCAAAGCATTGCGTCTGATTTGGCAGAAGATATTTCTAATGATTTGGCGTCCCGCAAAGACTGGGAAGAGATGTACAAAGACGGTATTACGCTTTTGGGTTTGAAGTTTGAGGAAAGAACAGAACCATGGGATGGCGCTTGCGGGGTGTTTCACCCGATGATTACAGAAGCAGTAGTACGTTTCCAGTCAGACACCATCATGGAGACCTTCCCAGCTAGAGGCCCTGTACGTACACAGATCGTTGGTAAAGAAACGCCCGAGAAAAAAGAAGCGGCGATGCGTGTCCAAGAAGACATGAACTACCAGCTTACCGAGAAGATGCCTGAGTACCGCCCTGAGCACGAGAAGATGCTGTGGAACCTGCCAAGTGCCGGTTCGGCGTTTAAGAAGGTATATTTTGACCCCAGCATCGGCCGTCAAGTGTCGATGTTTATTCCGGCTGAAGATGTGATCCTGCCGTACGGCATCTCCGAAATTAATACCAGCCATCGCATTACCCACCGGATGCGCAAGAGTAAAAACGACCTCTTGAAACTGATGAACGCTGGGTTTTACATTGACGAAGAACTAGGTGAGCCAGATAAATTTACGAGCGACATTCAGGAACGCAAAGATAAAGAGACCGGCTTCTCGGCTAGTTACGACGACCGCTTTGAGATGTACGAAGCGCATGTTGACCTTGATATTGAGGGCTTTGAGGACCGGGGCGAGGACGACGAGCCTACCGGGATTGCACTACCTTACGTAGTAACGATGTTGCGCGGTACCAACACTATTTTGGCA